AGGATGGAACTTGAGAAGTATATTGAAGGTTCTTACCAAGAATTGGCTGATTACGCGAACGCATACGAACAGAAAATGATCATGAAGCGTGAGTGTATTGCTGAGCGTGGTATCTGGACTGCTAAGAAGCGATATATTCTCAGCGTATGGGATAGTGAGGGTGTTCGCTACGAAAAACCAAAACTTAAAATCAAGGGTATTGAAGCAATTAAATCATCAACTCCTGCCCCTTGTCGTAAAATGCTTAAGGAATCGTTCAATATTATGATGAGCGGAACTGAAGATGATATGATTAGTTTTATTGATATGTGCAGACAAGAGTTTAAAAAACTCCCTCCAGAAAACATTTCATTCCCTCGTTCTGCGTCAGATGTTCAAAAGTATCAATCTTCATCTGACATTTATGTGAAGGGAACCCCCATTCATGTTCGTGGAGCACTTTTGTTTAATTATTATATTAAGAAAAATAAACTTACTAATAAGTATTCTGCTATCCAGAATGGTGAAAAGGTTAAGTTTGTTTATCTCAAAAAACCAAATACAATTCACGAGAATGTTATTTCTTTCATTCAAGATTTTCCAAAGGAACTCAATCTTGACAAATACATAGACTATGACCTACAATTTGAGAAGGCATTTCTAGAACCACTCAAGATTATTCTTGATTCTATTGGGTGGTCTGTAGAAAAAACTGTAAACCTTGAACTCTTTTTTGCCTGATGGATTTGCCTATTAACGATAAAGAACTAGATACTATTGTAAAAGCACTTGGTTTTGGTGGAGACGCTGCTCTTTATCATAAACTAAAACTTGTTAGGGAATTGCGAGAGCAAAATTTACCTTATAAAAAAATACTTCGTGAAGAATACGGGATGGTAGCGTGATGGATTTCCTCAAAGATATTGTAAAAGAGATTGGTGATGACTTTACTAAGTTAGCATCTGATATTGATGAAACTGAGACTTATGTTGACACGGGTTCGTATATTTTTAATGCACTGGTTTCAGGTAGCATATTTGGTGGTGTATCTGGGAACAAGATTACTGCTATTGCTGGAGAGTCTTCTACTGGAAAAACTTTCTTCGCTCTCGCTGTGGTTAAGAATTTTCTTGATACTAACCCCGATGGTTATTGTCTCTACTTTGATACTGAGGCTGCCATTACAAAGTCTCTCGTGGAGTCACGCGGTATCGACACATCACGTCTTGTCGTGGTTAATGTTGTCACCATAGAAGAGTTTCGCACAAAGGCACTCAAAGCCGTAGATATGTACTTGAAAGCACCAGTAGAAGATCGCAAACCTTGTATGTTTGTTTTGGATTCTTTGGGTATGCTTTCTACAAGTAAAGAGATTAATGATGCACTGAATGAAAAGGAAGTTAGGGATATGACTAAATCCCAACTTATTAAGGGTGCATTTAGAATGTTAACGTTAAAACTAGGTCAGGCAAATGTACCGCTCATTGTCACAAATCATACATACGATGTCATCGGAGCTTATGTACCAACGAAAGAAATGGGCGGAGGTTCTGGACTCAAGTACGCATCAAGTACAATCATTTATCTCAGCAAAAAGAAAGAGAAGGATGGAACGGAAGTGGTCGGAAATATTATCAAGGCTAAGACTGCTAAATCGCGTTTGAGTAAGGAGAATAAAAATGTTGAAATCCGTCTGTATTATGATGAGCGCGGTCTTGATCGTTACTACGGTCTTCTGGAACTTGGTGAGATTGGTGGACTCTGGAAAAATGTAGCAGGACGCTATGAAATTGATGGTAAGAAAATTTATGCTAAACAGATTCTAAAAGAACCCGAAGTATATTTCACTGAAGAAGTGATGCAAAAACTTGATGAGGTTGCAAGAGAAGAGTTTAGTTACGGGTCGTGATAAAGGTTCTAAAAACTGGAATTAATATATCTAAAGTTGTAGAACAACTTGAAAAGTATCCTCAGGACTGGGACCATCAGAAACATCTTAAAAATTCTCAGTCTTTAGTTGATAGGGGATTTGCTGACTTGCCAGTGAGTGCTCTTCAACTTATAATAGGTGGAGTCAAAACTAAAGAAGATTTTGTTGGAGATTCTGAAATAAGTATCAAAACTCCAGCATATGAACATCACAGTGAAATCAGAAAGATTATACGCAAGCACTTTAGAAATAGAGAATTGCATCGATGTGGATTTCTTTCCCTTCCTGTTGATGAAATTGTAGGTGCTCATATTGATGAAGGCACTTACTACTTAACAAGAGACAGATATCATCTCTCTATTCTTGGGAGATATCAGTATTTCTGCGGAACTGACAGTGTAATTGTAGAACCTGGAACACTTTTGTGGTTTAATAATAAACTACCACACGGCACCGTAAATATTGGTGACGAGACTAGAATAACATTTGTATTTGATATGCCCCATGGACAAAGTTGAAATTCTAATTCTTCGCAATCTTCTTCATAATGAAAAATACATTCGTAAAGTAGTTCCTTTTATTAAATCAGAATACTTTGAAGATGTGAATCAAAAAGTTATTTTTGAGGAAATTCTAAAGTTTGTTCAGGAATATAATCAACCAGCGACAAAAGAAGTTCTTTGTATTGAAGTAGAAAAACGTCAAGATATTAACGATACTTCTTTTAAAGAAATTACTCAGATGATTAGTTATCTTGATGATGAGATAACAGAGTTTAATTGGTTAGTTGATACTACTGAAAAGTGGTGTCGTGATCGAGCAATCTATCTTGCTCTCATGGAATCAATCCATATTGCAGACGGTAAAGATGAAAAGAAAAATCGTGATAGCATTCCTAGTATTCTATCAGATGCTCTTGCAGTATCTTTTGATACTCACATCGGACACGATTATCTGTTAGATTATGAATCACGATATGAATCTTACCATAGAAAGGAAGAGAAAATTGAGTTTGACCTGGAATACTTCAACAAGATTACGAAAGGTGGTCTCCCTAATAAGACTCTCAATATCGCTCTCGCTGGGACGGGTGTTGGGAAATCGCTATTCATGTGTCATGTGGCTAGTTCCGTCTTACTGCAAGGCAGGAACGTTCTCTATATCACTCTTGAAATGGCGGAGGAACGAATTGCTGAGCGAATTGATGCGAATCTTTTGAACGTACCCATTCAAGACATTACTGAGTTACCAAAGCAGATGTTTGAGAACAAGGTAACAAACCTTGCGAAGAAAACTCAAGGAACTCTGATTATCAAAGAGTATCCAACTGCATCCGCACACTCTGGACATTTCAAGTCACTTCTTAATGAACTTGCACTGAAGAAATCATTTCGTCCAGACATTATCTTTATTGATTATCTGAACATTTGTTCCTCTTCTAGATTTCGAGGTGGTAGTAATGTAAACTCATATACATTAGTTAAATCAATCGCAGAAGAACTTCGTGGTCTTGCCGTGGAGTTTAATGTTCCTATCGTAAGTGCTACACAGACAACTCGTTCTGGTTATGGATCTTCTGATGTGGAACTGACTGATACTTCAGAATCTTTTGGTCTTCCTGCAACTGCTGATTTGATGTTTGCTTTGATATCTACAGAAGATCTTGAAGGTCTTGGTCAAATTTTAGTTAAACAACTCAAGAACCGATATAACGATCCTACCATTCATAAGCGTTTTGTGGTTGGTATTGATCGTGCCAAAATGCGTCTTTATGACTGCGAACAATCTGCTCAACAAGATATCCTTGACAACGGAAAGGATGAAGAGTATGATTATGAAGAAAAGAAACCTAAAAAATCATTTGAGGGATTTAAATTTTGATTAATATTGAAAAAGAAGTTCTTACTGATGGTTCTACTAAATCTACTATGACTGAAAATACAAAAAAAGTTATTGACTCTGATAAGTATATTGAGTTTGTTCGCCAAACTACAAGTCCTGCAAGTAGTGACTTTGCACAACTTCTTGCACGAATGACCGAACTTGAAGCATCTAATGATGTTGATGTTCCTCGTCTTCTGACTGCTGCTCTTGGTATGAGTGCTGAAGCAGGTGAGTTTACTGAAGTTGTTAAAAAGATTTTACTTCAGGGTAAGAAATATAATGAGGAAAGTGTTTTTCATATGAAGCGTGAACTTGGCGATATCTGCTGGTATCTTGCTCAAGCATGTATGGCACTCGATACTAACTTCCGCGAGATTATGGAAATGAACTATGAGAAACTGAGTGCTCGCTACCCAGAGGGAGCATTTGACGTATATCGCAGCGAAAATCGTAAGGAGGGAGACCTGTGAGTGAAGAAAACCAAGTAACAATTAAAGTAGATGCTCGTGTTGCTGCTGCAGTTCGCCAAGTTTTGTTTGAAGCACAACGAGGATATACCTATGATGAAGTAAGTGTTCCTCCTCGGGTTGCTGATATTCGTGGAGTGATTCAACAACTTGATGACAATATCGGTGCTGTCCTCGGAGTTTGACCCTTCGGGGTCTTTTTTTTATAAATAACTAAAAAGTATTTGTAACGAAATGGATTCTAAAACTTTTAGAGAAGTAGCACTTTCTTATGCTGCCGTATATGATCGGGAACTTAAAGAAGAACTTCAAGAAAAGCAAGACTTTGAGAACTGGGTAAACTCACTTGTAGAAGAAGGTTATGATCTGAGTGAGTATACCTGGGAAGATATGTATGAGGCATATTTGGATGAAATTGTTAGACCAACTA